TGGCGATGGGTGCCCTGATGTGGACCGGAGCCGTCATGATGGCGCACAGCGGGCAGATCACAGGTTCCCCTCCGAAGGACAACAAGCTCAGGCAAGCCCTTGAAGCCACAGGCTGGCAGCCCTACAGCATCAAGGTCGGGGACAAATACCTCTCCTACAGACGTCTCGATCCCGCAGGGATGTTCCTCGGCATTGCCGCAGACCTTGCCGTTGCGGGCCAGTATCTCAACAAAGACCAGTATGATGATGCCGTCTCTATGGCTGTAGCCGCCCTGTCGAACAACGTCACGTCAAAGACGTACATGCAGGGAATCAGCGAACTTATAGACTTCATCAATGATCCCAATGAAAAGGCCATCCAGTATTTCGGCAGGATGGGGGCTACCCTCGTCCCCTTCGCGTCGGCGGCCCGATTCGCGCGCCAGCAGGCCGACGATCCCATGCGCGAGATGCGAGACTTTATGGATTACACCATGAACACCATCCCCGGCTGGTCCTCAACCCTCCCCGCCCGGAGGAATTGGGTCACTGGAGATACCATCAACTACAACCTCATCCCCTCGAATGCCAACGACCCCGTGCTCGATGAACTGAACAGGATGGCGGAAGGCATTTATGGCCCGCCCGCCAAGAAACTACATGGCGTCGAGCTTTCCACGGCACAGTATTCCCGGCTCAACGAGCTGCACGGCACGACGACCATCGGCGGCAAAACGCTGCATGAGTCCCTAGGGGAATTGTTCGCCAGCCAGCAATACGGCATCGACAGGAACACCATTGGAGATCCGCCCGACAAGGAACGCGGCCCCCGCGCCGTCGCCATCAACCGCATCATCCATGCATACCGACAGAAAGCGCAAGACGAACTGCTCAGCGAGGACGATAGCCTCCGCCATGAAGTGCGGAAATCCGACTACCAACGCCTCGCCTCCAAACGCGGGACCATGACGGAAAACAACCAACAGGAACTCTTGGATGCGCTTCTAACGTATTAACTCCCTCTCCCCGCCTCACACCCACCATACGGATGAAAAGGCGACCTTCCGATCCCGATGATCACATGAAGGCCGCCTTTTCATCATTCTTATCAACAAATTCAAACAAGGAGTTTTTGTTATGTGTGGCTATCCCGGCCCAGAAGGAGCACGCGGTCAAGTTGAAAATGGTGCTTACGTCGCGCGTACCGCGATTAAGTACGCAATACGTTGGGAGTATTCAACCAAGTGGGTGTTAAAATATCTTGAATATCTTTCAAACAGTGAACTAAAGCAGGATCTTTCTCCACAACAACAGATAATGCTTGAAGAAGCATACAGATTTTATCGCTCTCCAGAAAAGGTTGAAACTCTTCTAGCTTGCCTATCAGTACCCAAAATCTGGGATGAAGTGATAGCGGAAGCAGAGCGTGGGCTACCACGGCACCCCGAAGCCTCACACTCTCATCTACGCGGATATTTCCCCGATATTCTCTGATATAATCTCTAGATAATACTTTATAATTATCAGCAAGCCATGTTCTGAAATCGCCATATTCTGGGACAAGAGAAAGTCGGTTTACAAAATATTTCTCTAAACAAGGCATATAATTACCTTTATCAAATTTACATTTATATTTCCACATCCAATAAGTATATTGAAGTGTAACTAGAGAAGCTAGTTCACAAAGAGCTTCCTCAAGCCACATAAAATAATAATTACCTGCAACACAATGAGGGAACGTCTTTTCTGTACCTATAAGTATGTGACAATATTCATGTGAAAACTGGTAAATAAATTGTGCCCAATATGAACTTGTTGCACTCAGTAAAATATTATAGCATTTTTTATTTATATATCTTCCAAGAACAACCATTGGGCCATATTCTGAATATTCAACATAAACATCTTCACATGCCGATTTATGAAATAGATTATCCATAATATCTTTTACAATATTCAGTAATAATTCAATCTCATCACCCCAATCCTCCTCCCCACCTTCTCTTATAACCACAACGACTTTGGACATCGCTTTCCTCCTCTTTCATCCTCCGTAGATACGTCATCACCGTACCACAGGCAACATCCCTTAACATCCCATAACCTTCAAGGAGCATTTATGTCCTACAGTTACGTCACCTATACGGGCGACGGAACGACCCAAGACTATATCGTCCCCTTTCCCTACCTGAAAATCTCCGACGTCAAAGTCAGCCTTGACGAAGCGGAACAGAACGCCCTCGCCTACTCATGGCACACATCCGGCACCATACGCTTCGTCACGGCCCCGCCCAACGGGGCGTCTATCCGCATCCAACGCATCACGGACAAGGTGACGCCCGCCGTGGACTTCCGCGACGGCTCCACGCTCACCGAGGCCGACCTTGACCTCGCGGTGACGCAACTCCTCTACATCGCGCAGGAAGCCTACGACGCCCTCGACGGGGAAACCGCCGTCGCCGCAAAGGACAAGGCTGAGAAAATCCTCAAGGAAGTCGAAGAGGTATTCGCCAAGACACAGATCGAGATCAACTACTTCCGCAAGATGTGGATCGACGTGCAGGAGTCCCCCACCGCGCCCGGTCGCGGCGAATATGATTTCACGTCCGGAAAGATGACCTTGTATGTCCCCGCTGGCCCCGTTGGGCCACAAGGTCCGATGGGACAGGAAGGGCCACAAGGTCTTCCCGGCGCACAGGGAGAGCAAGGGCCACGCGGCATACAGGGGCCGCAGGGCATCCAAGGCGAACGAGGCCCGGAAGGACAGCAGGGGCCGATGGGTCCGCAAGGCATCCAAGGGCCAAAAGGGGAGACTGGAGAGCGCGGCCCCCAAGGTCCGCAAGGCATCCAAGGGGCAACTGGCGCTCAAGGGCCTCGGGGCGAAACCGGACCTGTAGGCCCGATGGGACCGGAAGGGCCTCGCGGCATTCAAGGAGAGCGTGGTCCCCAAGGCCCCGAAGGTCCTAAAGGAGCGACTGGCGACAAAGGCCCCATCGGGGATTCTCCGCTGCCTCTCACATTCGGAAACTTCTCTGTCAATACAGATGGCTACTTGCAGTTTGAGTATAACGGAGGCCCTGTGGACAGCTCCATGTTCAACCTCAACCCGGAAACCGGAATATTGGAGGTCATTATAGCGTGAGCAACATCATGCAAATCGGCAAGGTCCGCCCCACCTATAAAGGCGAGTGGGATGCGGGGAAAGCTTATGAAACCTTGGATTGGGTCCTCTATCGGGGGATCGCCTATCAAGCGATTAAGGACGTCCCCATAAACCGGGAACCTGATGTCGCCACCGACTATTGGGTCGCTACCGGAATGAAGGGCGATAAAGGCGACAAAGGAGAGACAGGAGAACGGGGACCTGCTGGCGTGGACGGCAAGGACGGGGCTCCCGGCATCCAAGGGCCTAAAGGCGACAAGGGAAATCAAGGCATCCAAGGACCTAAAGGAGATACAGGCGCAACGGGGCCACAAGGCCCGCAGGGGACCGCTCCGGAACATAAATGGGCTGGAACCAAACTGGCCTTCCAGAATCCTGACGGCTCATGGGCTGACCCCGTAAACCTCATTGGAGCGCAGGGGGTTCAAGGCCCCGAAGGACCCATCGGCAAACAGGGCATCCAAGGCCCTGTTGGACCGCAAGGCCCCGCTGGACCACAGGGGGTGGCAGGCCCCAAAGGAACTTCGCTCAACCTGAAAGGCGCATGGGCCGCAAACGTCGCGTATGTCTGCACCACCGCGCAGATTGACGTGGTGACCTATAACGGAAGCTCCTACGCCTGCAAGAAAGGCCATACTTCCACCTCATCCATCCTGCCCACGAACACCACCTACTGGACGCTGATCACGCAGAAGGGAGCTACAGGCGCGACGGGGCCGCAAGGCTCACAGGGACCGCAAGGCATCCAAGGCCCCAAGGGAGATACAGGCGCGACAGGGCCACAGGGTCCTAGAGGAGCAACAGGAGCTACTGGTGCAACAGGCCCGCAAGGACCACAGGGACCGCAAGGGCCTGCGGGGAGCACGAGTTATCAAGCCGCCGCATGTAGTGGTGTTCACATAGGTAGTTCAAAGTGGGCCTTGAATGAAACAACCTATCCTTTAATACCTTCGGGGGGAACATGGACATACATGACAAGTGAAAAGGGAATAGGGACTGTTGCTGGAGGTACAAAAGTATATGCATCTTCTGAACGTGAAGTAATGCTAGCTATTAAAATAGGATAGGTAATTTATGTATAATTATGGACAAATTATTCACCGTACATTTGATGACTCCTATGTCATCACAAAAAACGGACTTCCTTATCATGTTTACCCATATTCCGCCGAATATGCACAGGAGTGGGATGAAGTGGATGCCTACGCCGAAGCGCATCCAGAATGTGTGACCGAAGAAAAGCCTTATGTACCCACGCTAGAGGAACTGAAAACAGCGAAGAAGGCACGGATCGACGCGGAAACGTCCGCCGCCATCCTTGCCGGGTTCGACTATGCTGTGGACGGCGTGACCTACCATTTCAGCTATGCGCTTGATGATCAGCAGAACTTCTCCGACACGGCGAACGTCTGTCTGATGAGGCAGGCAGGGATGCCGGGCCTGCCCAACTCAGTGACGTGGAATGCCTACACTGTACCGGACAATGAGCTGGCGCGCCTGACGTTCGACGCATCGGGCTTCCTCGCGCTCTACGCGGGCGGGGCCATGAAGCACAAGAACGAGATGATGCAGTGGGGCGGGGGACGCAAGGCGGCGGTGGAGGCCGCGACCACGCCGGAAGAGGTTGAAGCCGCGTGACCTACGGAAAACACATCCTCATCGGCTTCGATCAATTCCTCAACACCCTGTTCATGGGCTGGCCCGACGAAACACTGAGCAGCCGATGCTGGCGGTGGGAACAGGCAGGCATCCGCGCATGGCCCCGTAAGCTTGTGGACACGCTGTTCTTTTGGCAGCCGAATCATTGCCGGAGTGCCTATGAAAGCGAACGCAAACGCCTCCAATACCCTCCTGAACTCAGAAACGCGGGAGGCTAAATGGCAACGCCCTGCGCCCATGAAGCTGACATTTCCCTCCTCAATACCGCCATCGTCGAAATCAAAGACACCCTCAAAGACCTTAAAGAACTCCTCCTCTCCAACGCCGTCCTCTCCGAGCAGGTTTCCCATTTCAAGGAAAACATCACAAGCATCGACATCCGCCTCCGAAAGCTGGAGCTGGATGTGGCGCAGGGGAAGGGGAACAGTCACTGGATGGAACGTATCTTATGGTTAATAATAACAATAATACTCAGTGGCATGATTGTGATTTCAAAACCTTAATTTGTAATCTTCATTTTAACAGTTGTTAGAATGAAATATTCTTCTTGAAAAAAATACCAATTGGTATTAAAAAATACTAACAAAAAGGCAAGGAAGTGCGCCAACACTCCCTTGCCCCCGGCAACGGTAGGTTAATGAATATGAGCCTTCTTTTGTCGGATTAGATGGTTATCATCCTAAAAAGAGGACCCCGGAAGGCGTTGCCCCGCCGACCGGGGTCTGCCTTTACCGTCGTTTCAATAGCTTCTTAATCTCCCTGCCAATGTAGCGCAGGAAGTCCAAAATCAGACCACCAGCTACAAGGACAAGGACATCCTTTGCCATATCTTCTGGCATAGGCGGCCTCCTTTTGTGTTATCCGTCGCCTATGATTACAACAACAAAAGAAGGCTCCATTCATTCTAATATCGGATAATCAATCCTATGTCTATCACTACTATTCTCAATAATTCCAAGGATAATCGCGCATCCGAGTCCGCACTCGCGGAACTTCACGGCGTTGTGGCGAAGCTCCTTACGTCCCGTCTCCAGTCCGGCGATGCATCCACGGCGGACATCAACGCCGCGATCAAATTCCTCAAGGACAACGGCATCGACTGTGCCGGGTCCGCGAACCCCGACGTACAGGATCTTGTGGCGAACCTTCCGACCTTCGAGGATGTCTCGAAAGATGAAGTGAGCCTTCTTAACTAAAACCCACAAACACGCCCTGTTTAAAACCCGATCTTCGAGCGCATGACTCGTTGGTCGGGTTTTCTTTTACTCACCGGAAAACCGTCAGCCTGTGGGCTGTTTTTGGAGAAAAGCATCATGTCATGTAAAAAGCTCCCTCCCATCAATGTTCCCAAGGATGAACTCAAGGCCATCGTCGCCCGAGACAAGGAACGCTTCGCCAGCAGCGGCAACCTCACTCCTCTTCGGGCGATCCGGCTGAAATGCCTCGACTGCTGCGGGGAATCAGCTCTTGAGGTAAAGCTCTGCACCGTGAGTCGCTGTGCCCTCTATCCGTACCGGATGGGCAAGAATCCCGACAACCGAGGCGAAGAATACGTCGCACTCAGCTTCCACGGGGAAGACATCAAGAGGGCCGTTCCACTCACGGCGTTTCAGGCCATCAAGGAAAAATGCAAGGACTGCTCCGGCCCGGACTTTAAAGCCAGCGAGTGTTCGATGGATGAATTCAGTTGGTGCCCGCTGCTGCACTACAGGAAACAACGCGAGGCCAAACGCCGCGCCATGACGCCTGAGCAACGCGCGATACTCTCCGAACGCCTGAGACGCAATCTTTCCTGAAAAACACCCACCAGTTCAATGAAACAGCCCCGAAAGAAGTTTTTCCGACCCGATGGTCAGGAGGCTTCTCTCGGGGCTTTTTTTCTCAACCACAGGAGGTTTTGTTACGAACACCCCGACTTCCATCCCCCCGATGCCGGAGAAGCTGGCCGACTTCCGGGTCTTCCTCACGCTTGTCTGGCGGCACCTGAACCTTCCCGACCCCACCCCCATTCAGCTCGACATCGCCCTGTACCTCCAGCATGGGCCGAGGCGAAAGATCATCGAAGCCTTCCGAGGCGTGGGCAAGTCGTGGATTACGGCGGCCTATGTCGTCTGGAGGCTCCGGCAGAACCCCAACCTCAAATTCATGGTGCTGTCCGCATCGAAAGACCGCGCCGACAACTTCACGACGTTCTGCATGAGGCTCATCAATGAAATCCCTATCCTTCAATGCCTCATCCCCCGCGCCGACCAGCGCTGCTCGAAGCTCTCCTTCGACGTTGGCCCCGCCCGTGCCGACCATGCGCCGAGCGTCACGTCGAAAGGCATCTTCTCGCAGATCACGGGCGGACGCGCCGACGAGATCATTGCGGACGACATTGAAGTGCCGAACAACAGCTTCACCCAATCCATGCGGGACAAGCTCTCGGAAGCGGTTAAAGAGTTCGACGCCATCCTGAAACCCGGCGGCACCATCACGTATCTCGGCACCCCGCAGACCGAACAATCCCTCTACAACCAGCTTCCTGACCGTGGGTATGCCGTCCGCGTATGGCCCGCACGGTATCCGTCAGATGACCAGCTCATCAACTACGGCAGCGAACGGCTGGCCCCATTCATCCTCAAGCGACTTGAAGACTCCCCTACCCTTGTCGGGCGCACCACGGACCCGCGCAGGTTCTCGGACGACGACCTCCTCGAACGCGAACTCTCGTATGGGCGCAGCGGGTTCCAGCTCCAGTTCATGCTCGACACCCGGCTCTCCGACATGGAGAAGTATCCCCTCAAGCTCGGGGATCTGATTGTCATGTCGTGTTCGGCTACCGACGCCCCGGAGAAACCCATATGGGCTGCGGGCACCACAAACATCCTGAACGACGTCCCCTG